CTGCCATGCCGCAATGATCTGCGGGGGCGGGGGGTGGCGCTAATCAAAGCGCTTTATGATTTTTAATTCAATCCAGGCCGGGTAGGCCCTGCTGGCGTTCATGGTATTTGGCGCGCTGCCAGGCGTCCACAATTTGGCGACAGCGCATTTCGGTGATGCCGTACTTGCGCGCCAACGCCTTGTATTCTCCGCGGAATTCGGCGCACATTTTTTCGTCGCGCGCGCTCAAGTGCACCGCGATGCCCTTGGCCAGGTACACGGCCACTCCGCCCTTTTGACTGGCCAGGTATTGCAGCTGCATCAGCACCATGCGCGCCCAGGCCAGCAGCACGGCTTGCCAGTCTGACGCCACCACGGCCTGGCCGCAGCGCGCGTCGGCCAGCAGCAGCGGCTCGTACAAGCAGCGCGCCACGTCGGCCATGTCGGGCGTCAGGCCGGCGGGCAGCAGGGCCTCCAGCACGTTCAGTTCGGCAGCGCTTACGTGGCGTTCTTGGGTCATGGTTTGCCTCTTTACATTCACACGTCAACGCCGGCGCGCGTGCACCATTGCTTGAGTGCTTCGATGACTGCATTGATCTGGTAGCCGTTCAAAAAGCGCCAGTGCTCCAGGCGGGTCTGGCGCTTGACGTAGGCCTGCAAAGCCGCGTCGGTGTCGGTGCGCACCACGCCCGCCACGGCCAGGGCATGCCAGATGGCGCGGGCCTTGCCCCAGCGCTCGTCCTGCTCGTCGTTCGCGCTGCGCTGCACATAGGCGCGCCTGGCGGGGCGCGGGTCGATGAGCCCGGCGCGCTCCTGCAAGCCGCTCAGGTGCGCCAGGTACTTGGCACGCTGCGCTGCGCTCATGCTGGCGCTGCTGGCCTGGCCGGTGACCGCCAGCTTGAGGGCGCTGGCATCCTCGGCACTCAGGCCCAAGGCCTTTTGCGCCATGTGGATGGCGGCCAGCTGGGATTGACGCGGGGCGAGTTTCATTTAAACCTCTTGGCCCACTGCATCAGCACAAGGTTGACAATAATGTTTTAGGCGATCGCTCTGAGGTAGAAATGAGTGGCAGCGAGCGCATACCACCGTTACTATCGGCGGCTTTACTGATTTGCACATTGCCTCAAACAAGGCATTTGCATCGCTACCAGTGGCGCTAATTTTTACGCTGCGTTTCCGGTTTGAAATGGTGAAACCCATGTCACACCCCCGCCACATCAAGATTGATCGGCAGGTACTCACCCGTCGCATCAGAGCGCTTGTAGAAGCGGATGTAGGGTTTGGTGCTGGCGGTCTGCATGCTGTCGGCGATGGCTTGCATGGCAGACTGCCACTTGTCGTCTTTGATGTCGAGGCGGCGCAGGGCCAGCACACGGCCGGTATTGATCTTGCCCTCTTTGTCGGTCTGGAAGGCATGATTGACGAGGGCCATGATGTTGTCGTTGGCTCCCTGCGACCACTCGTGCACGCATTCGTCAATGAGCGCCTTTGCGGCCATGAGCTGCTCGCCGAACACGATCTTGTCTTGCATCTGGCGCACCAGCTTGTATTTGCCGTCGTAGCTGATCAGCGTGACGTTGCCTTTTTCTCCGCCGGTACGCACGCCGTATTGCTCCAGGCTCAGGGACACAAAGGCCGATACCTCGGCCATGGCGTCCGTCTTGAATACCCGCAGTGCGGCGCTCTCAAGCTCGGCGGCGCGGCACATTTCGTAGACCATCTGGTTGCGTACCTGGTCGATCTCTTTGACTTTGCTTTCGGGCACCAGGTTGCCGTTGGCGTCCAGCCAGTAGCCGGGCGTGGTGCTTTGGCTGTAGCTGGGTTGTGTTGGTTGTGTCATGGTAAATGTCCTTGTTGATTGAGAAGATTCAGGGGGATGGATTGCCGCGCTGCGCTCGCAATGACGGGTTAGCAGCGGCTGCCATGGCTGGCATAGCGCTGGTAGTCGAGCGCGCCGGGGCGCAGGGCGGGGGTCAATGCGATCTGCAGCGTGGGGGCGCGCATCACGTCGTAATTGATCGGCGTGGCCTTGCTTGTAGGAGGCCCGCCCTCGGGCCGATGGCTGTCGGGTTCAATCGCGGCGAGCGCGCCGCTCCCACAGGGCGCCGCTACCACAGGGGCGCCGCTCCCACAGCGTGCCGCACGAGCGGTGCCGGGCTGGGGCATGAAGGCGAGGTGGCCCAGCTTGTAAATGGCCTTTTTGCCCCAACCCAGGCGCTGCAGCTGGCCGGTGGAGCACAGGTAAATCAGCTTTTTGCTGAAGCGCGCATGGGCATAGTTGGCGTGCAGCTCAAGCTCGCCAAACTGGTCGAACAACAGGCCGTAGCTGGCCTCTCCGTATTGCTTGACAAGCTTGAGCAGCGCCTGGTTGACCAACAGGCCGGCGTGCGCGGTAATTCTTGGTTGGGTGTTCATGGGGCTTTTACTCCGAGGTTTTTGAGGGTGGCAATTTGCTGGCGGATGGCGTCGGGCATGGCCGCCGGGTTGGTGGCGCCCTGCCCGGCTACGGTGCTTGGCGGGTGGCGCTTGGCGGCTTCGGTGTTGGCCTCGGCCACGGCCTCTTGCTTGTCGGCCAGGCTGGTCAAAATGGCGTACAGGTAGCCGTGGCCTTTCATGGGCAGCTCCAGCCGGCCGGCGTCGCGCGCTTGCAGCATCTGGTCGATGCCTTGCGCCCAGGCGCCCAGCGGCACGGCCCAGTCGCGCCCCCGGTGGGTGATGGCGCGGCGCTCCAGGTCGGGCAGCAGCTGCAAGATGATGCGCACCTGCTTGCGCTGGGTGAGGCTGGTTTTGGGCGGGGCAAAGAGCCGGGTGTACTGCAGCAGCGGCCCGCCCAGGGGCAGCGCCACGGCAATCAGCCGGGCCACGGCGGCGCGGTTGTCGGCATCGACAAACAGGTGGTCGAGCGCCAGCGCGGCGCCGCACACGGGGCAGGACAGATCGGTCATGGGCGCGGTCATCCTGGCAACACCTGAAACAGCCATGCCGGGGCGTGCAGATAGCCTGCCAACACACCACCCAGCACCGTGCCAAGTAGCGCAATCAACAGCACCAGCAGTAGCACGGCCAGGTTTTCTCGGCGGGTCAGCAGGGCACCATCATCGCCCAGGCCATGCCAGCGCGAATCCTGGCCACCCTCGATCACGCCGGGGGCAAAGGGGTAGGTGGGCCGGGCGGGCTCGGGGCTGCAGGGCAGCTCGCACTCCCAGGCGTCGCAGTCCGGGCAGCCGTGGCTTTGGCACACGCCCAGCTCGTCACAAGTGTGGATGGTGCTCATGCGGTCATCCTTTTGGCGCTGATGCGGCAGGCATCTGGGTACTGGGTCAGGGCGGCGACGATGGCGCTGCAGCTGTCAGTGGCCAGGGCGAAATAGAGGCAGCGGGCGGCGCCGGGCAGGGTGATGAGGATGCGGTAGGTTTTCATGACTCAGCACCCCTTCACCACTTGCGCATCCACCTGCGGCCAGTGGGCTGCGGCGGCGGCGTTCATGCTGCGGCACACCAGGTTGTTGACAACCAGCGGGTAGCACAGGCTGCGCGCATCAGCGGGTCGGCCACCGCGCGGCAGGTGGATCAGGCGGGCGCGCATGGCATCAAACGCGTCGGCGGCAAACACGTCGGCCAGCTTGAGGTCAAAGCGGGCAAACTTGTGCTGCAGGTAGGCTTCGAGCTCGGCGTCCAGCGGGTCGAGAGCCACCAGTTCGCAGCGCTGGGCCACCTCGCGCACCTCGGCGTTCTGTGACCCCAGGCGCTCGCGCAGCTCGGGCTGGCCGATGAGCGCGACGCCGATCAGGCGCTGCATGCCGTCTTTGAGCTCCAAAAACCGCTTGAGGTGCTTGAGCGTGGCCAGCGGCAGGCAATGCGCCTCTTCGATCAGCAGCAGGTGGCGCCTGCCCCCGGCGCGGCTGGCCTTGAGCAGGTTGTGCACCTGGGCAAAGCGGGCCTGCGGGCTACTGCGCAGGCTCACATGGGGGTCGAGCGCGTAGGCAATGGCCTCGGCAATGGCCCCGCTCTTGAGTGTTTTGCCCTTGGTGTCGTTGGCCTCCATGGCCAGCACGTAGGGGCGCACCACCAGCACGTTGCGCTTGTCCATCTTGATGCGTTCCTCCAGGTCTTCGGCCAGCGTGCTCTTGCCCGCCCCGCTCTCACCCACCACCGCGACAAATCCGTGGTGCTGGGCGCAGTCAAGCAGCGCGGCGCGCACGTAGCGCACGCTCGGGCTCTGAAAAACGTCGTCCGGGCTCTGCACGTCGTCGACGAAAGGGTTTCTCGGCAATTTGAAGTGCTGGCGTGCCTCAGCGCTGAGGGCTTGGTTTTGCAATAACATGGGGTCTTCCTTTTCTTCGGTTGCGGTTGGGGTAAAGGGAACGGCCTCGGGGGTGTGAGATACCCCTGAGGCCAACTTTTTGGCGAATTTGTATTTGCCACGGGCCAGCAGGCTGACGGTGGTTCTGTTCAGTCCCAGCTCTTTGGCGATCTGAGTAGGTGTGCGCCCATCGGCGGTCAGCTTCAAGACTTCAAACTCGGTGGTTGGCGTAACGCCGTTTGAAGCCTCTGCAACGCTTTTGACTACACTGGCATGTCCACTGGCTTCTCCATGCGTTATAGGCCCCATAACACGCCCTCCAGGGGCACCAATTGCCAACTTCTCCCAATTGCGGTCCCACATGTGGGCACAGGCCGTCAATTTGCTTTTGGTGGACTGGCGGCAGGCCAGCGGCGACACCGCGAGAGCTGACAACAAATGCGCCACGATGGAGGTTGCAAGCAACCGTGTTTTCCGGCCTTGAAAGTCCTTTGCGGCGTGCGGCTGCCAGCCCCTTTGGCTGCAAATGACAAGCATGCGAGCTTCCCACGTCAGCCACTTCATCCGTAGCGCATCAAACAGGGAACGCAAATCGACCATCGGTTCAGCGCCCGGCGGGCAGGTGTAGCGCACCACATCCGTGAGGCCATCAATACCCATGGGCATGTAGCTGCGGTTTGTTTGGCTCATGCTCATACGGACCCCCCGTTCACCACACGCAGGCTCTTGCGCACGGTCAGGCGGTCGAACAGGGCGGGTAGTTCGGTTTCGGGAACCGCGTCGGCGTACATGCCCTTGAGCGAGGCAATGAGTTCGGCATTCAGGGCCAGTCCCATGGATTTCAGGGCTTGCGCGGCCTCGAACTGGCTGAGCTGGCGCACCGCCTGGGCGGCACGCACGGCGGCCATGTCGATGGTCTTGATGTCTTGTGCCGCTGGCAACAGCCGCGCCGGCAAGTCCGTCTGCCCCAGGTGCGAGTGCGCAACGATGCCCTTGCCGTCATTGAAGTGGGCAAACGGCCTGGCATTTTTGGCGCGCTTGGTGTCTGCCTCTTCGAGCGACACGCCATCGCCAAAGGCGGTTTGCGCAATCACCTTGCTGGCCTCCATCGCAGCGGTGTGCGGTGCGCTCTTGCGCTCCACACCCAGCACCACGGCAGACAGCGGGCGGCCGAAGGCGTCAAATTCGGTCTCGGGGCTCACATCGATGTGCACCGGGCTTTGGCCAATGCGGTCCAGCTCCACACGCAGCACGCGGTCACCCAGCAGCATGGGGCTGACCCGCACCTTTTCTCCGTTGGCAAAGTCTTTGGCCCAGGCTTGCAGGCTGTACAGCTCGCTCTTGCCAGACTGCGGGTGCACAAAGGTAATGTGGCCATCGCGGATCTGGCGGGTGTCTTCCTTGCCGCGCATGAAGTAGCGGCACACGGCCGGGGCAGGCATCTCGATCAGCGCCTCGGGCGTGTGGCTGATCAAGTTCCACAGATCATCACGCACATAGCGGGTGCCATCGTCCCGATGCACACGGGCGTCAATGTGAGGCATGACGTTGGCGTTGTAGTCGCGCACCCAGTTTTCGGCACTGGCGTTAAGCTGCTCAATGCTGGTCACCGGCTCGTCGCGCAGGCGGCTCTCAAAATGACGCTCGACGATCCAGTTGGCGTTTTCCACTCCGCCCTTCACCCAGGCGTGGTGGGTGGCATGGGTTTCGTGGTGCACGCCCAGCGCGTCGAGCAGTCGCTTGATACCCGTGCTGGTGTTGGCGCTGCCCTTGTCCCACAGTAGCATCTTGGGCACGCCGTGGTTCACCCGCTTCGGGCTGCGGCCCCAGGTGTAGAGCAAAAAGTCAAACAAGCTTTGCTGGTTTTCACCAGCGGCCTCAAAGTACCTGGCATCAATGCAGCCGCTGGCGTGGTCGTAGCGCACGTAGCGCCACACCTTGAGCTTGATCTTTTCAATGGCCACGGGTTTATTTTTATTGAACTCCTGCTCGCGCATCACGCGCTGCTCTCCGCCCATGTAATAGATCAAGCACAGGCTGGGGTCGATCTGGTGCACGTGGTTGGGGTGCAGGCTGCGCTGGCGCTGATGGTTGCGGGCAGTGGCCTGGGCCTTCACGTCAAGGCGCTTGGCGCGCAGCAGCGAATTCATGCGGGCGGGCGACACGTTGACCTCAAGGCCGTTTTGCGCTGCAATGTTCATGGCCACGCAGGTGGGCTTAGTTGATATGCCGTTGTTTCGCACGCTCTCATTGATGCTGCTGGCAATGAAATTGAGCGTGGCATCTGGCAGGCGGGTTTTCCCGCTGTCGGCACGGGTTTTACGCTGGGTGCAAAAGCCTGTGTATTGGCGCAACACGCCATATACCCAATGCACCGACTTACCCTTGGCTGCGGCAAAGTTTTGCAGCAGCGCCTGCTGCTGGCCTCGCGGTGCGCCCGCATGGGCATCGCGCAGGGCAAACAACTCACTGATCACGTCTGGAGGCAAGGTGGGTGGTGGCATGGTGGCCTCTTAACTGCTAATGCATGTGTCGCCGGGGAACAGGTCCTGCAGCACTTCCTGCATGTCGGCCAGGGTTTCCATGCAGACCGACATACCAATGTCGATACCGGCCTGCCCCATTCGCAAGTTGTCCACGGCGTAAAGGCTTAGGCTGTACAGGCGACGCAGCGCGGCGTCATGGGCTTGCACCAGTGCGGCCAGGCGTATAGCGTCAAATTGCAGGGTGCGCACACCCAACACCATGTCAGTGACCATGTCTGGGGTTTCGTGCTCTGGGCTCCAGCCCGCCGCAGCGGCCAAAAGATGCGGCACCTGTTCGACGCAAGCCACAGCCTCTTCGCTACCCTCTACCAGGCGGGCAGCCAGGCACTCAAGCTCATTGGGGAGTTGGTTGGTTTTCATGGTCAACGGGCCTCGGGGGCGAAGCAGCCCAGGGTGTTGTCAAAGGTGGCACGCTCTTTCGCCAGGCTGCGCTCGGCACGCGCCAGCGCCTCTTCATACATCTCGGCCACGTGCAGCAGCGCGGCCTCGAAGCTGGCGCGCGCGTCGTCGCCCATGGCATTGGCATGCTCGAAGATGGTGATGCGACAGGTCTCAAGCTCGCTCATGGCAGTGGCCAGCTTGCGCCCGGCAGCAGCCACCTGGTCGCTAATGGGTTCCAGCGCGGCGGGCCAGTCGGTCAGGGCCACCACTTTGCTTTTGAGCTTGAGTTGCACCGCCTCAGCATTGAGCTCGTCTGCCACTGATTTGAGGCGCTGCTTTTCGATGCGCTCCTGGCGCAGCTTGATGCGCAGTTCCTTGACCGACATGGTGGCCACGTCGTCCAGGGCGAGTTCGCCGGTTTGGCCGGTGAGTTCGAGTTCTTGAAGCTGTTCATCGTCCAGGACCAGCATTTCAAACAGCTTCGACTGGTTGTTGATTGCCTTCAAAGTTGCCGACGTCGGCAACTTTGAAAACTTTATGGCCGATTGCATAAAGCGGGAAGCGACGTGGACATCAATCCCCAGAACGTCCAGCCTCGCCATAAAGTTTCCGTGGGCGCAAGCCTCTTTCAGCACGCACAAGCCCTTACCCACTTCCAGGCAGGCTTCGACGCTGCGGCGCATGTTGATGCTGATGTCGCGCTGGACCATGTCGGCGTCGGTGCAGTCGCCCGGAAGGGCGTAGCCTATTTGCAGGGCGACGGCGCGCACGGCGCTGTCTTGCTGGGCAGTAGCCAGGGCAAGTTGGTTGGCAGCGCTGAAGTCTTCTGCCAGCAGCACCTCGTTCATGGGCACTTCGATGGCTTTCGCTGGGGGTGTCGGTTTTTTGCTCATTTTGAAAAGTCTTTCTGCAGGGTTGAAAATTAGGTTACAGGGGGACCTGATAGCGGTTGCTTACTTCGTCCAGCCGGCGCTTGGCGCTGGCCAGCTCGGTGTTGACCGTCATGGCAATGCGCACAAAGGGCACACCCAGGCGCCAACGGTTGGTGCCGTCCACACGCTCGACAAAGCCGGTCTCGGCGGCGATCTTGGGCAGGTTGACACTGACCCACGGCGCGCCGACGCCAATGCCCTTGGCGATCTCGCTCGGGGCCAGACCCAGCAGCTCGTTGCCAGCCAGAAGGCGAAAAAGTTCGCAGGTTTTAAGGGTGTGGCTGGGCAGCGGCCCGGTTTTGGTTTTTTCAGTGACCATGGTTGTCCTCCTGTGCCGGTGCAGCGCCAGCCACGTGGTGGCGGGCGCGCTCCTGGTACAGAATCTCACATTGCAAGGCGCGCGTCAGAGCGCGCACCATCGCGTCGGCAAGCCATCCAGGCGGGATGTCGATGGCGCCGTAGCTGGTGCCAATGGTGCAACCTCTGCCGGCAATGTCGGGCACCTGCTTTGCCAGCGCGTAGTGGATTTCTTGTGTATCCATTCTGTACACCTCTCTTTATTCCTGGTGCGCTTGGGCCTGGCGCTGGGCGCGGGCCTTGCCCTCCAGCGCAATCTGCAGGGCCAGCACGTCGAACATGAAGGCAATGTCACGCTGGGCCTTGCGTACCCAGTCGTAGGCGCGCTGGTTGCTGTCAAAGCAGTCCGCCAACTGGCGCGCCAGGGCGGCATCACTGGGGGTATCCTCTTTCAACGCTGCCATATGCAGCAGCAAGTTGACTTGGGCGGCGCGGTCGGCTTGCTCATGCGCTTGCGCCTGTGTCAGGCCGACCTCGAAGGCCGCAACGTCTGCGGCAGTGAATTTTGGGGATTTCATGTCAAACTCCAGTAGTGGTGGTGGACGAGGTTAAAGACGGGTGAGCTTTTCGGCCACTTCGCGCCCGGCGCCAAAAGTTGCCTTATTGACACCGCGCATCACATTGCTGACGGTGTAGTATGGGTAGCCATGGTCGGCCGCCCATTGCTTTAAGGTAGTGTTGCGCTGACGTAGCTTGTGCTTGATGTCATTGGCGCGCTGGGTATCGATGACGATCTGCATGGCGTGTCCTTGTGATAATCGAATGGATCGGGTTTTATTGGGTTGTATTGATTATGGTCCAATTTTTTGAACCATGCAATAGATATGGTGCATTTTTATGAACTTTTTTTCAAGACTCAAACAGGAGCGTGAAAAACTCCGTCTGTCTCAGTCTGCTTTAGCTGCGTTGGTCGGCGTTGGAAAGACGACCGTGATCAACTGGGAAAAAGGTGCCAGTGCGCCAAATGCAGTGCAGTTGGCAGCCTTAGCAGCCGCTCGTGCAGATATTCTTTACATCGTCACCGGCGTCCATGCCAACACTCAAAATTTGTTGGACCAGGTGCGCACAGCCTCAGAAGCTGCCAGCAGGCTAGGCGGCACGCATCAAGAGCAGGCGCACGTGGCCGAGGCCATGGTCGATAAATATCAGGTAGTACCCTTGAGCCCGCGCCAGCGCGCCCTGCTCGACAACTGGGAGCATGCCGACGAGGTAGGCAAAAAAGTGATTGAGAGCACAGCCAGTTTCGCAGCGCAACCCAGGGCCGCGCAGGGCGGCCAATGATGCGCGGTTTAATCAGGAGTAATCATGCAGCCACACCCCTACATCACCGCCGCCCTGCTGGCCGCACTGTGCGCCCCGGCTTGGGCCATCAATAAATGCACCGGGGCCGATGGGCGGGTGGTGTATCAGGATGCGGCGTGCGCGGGGGGCAGGTCGGTCAATCTCAGCGGTGCCGGCAAGTCAGACCCGAGCTCGCCGCAGGCGAATCAATGGAGGCGCATCATCGCTCGGCAGGCGCGCGATGAAAGGGTGGCGGCTGCCATCGCCGAGCGCCAGATTTTTATTGGCATGACAGCAGATGAGGCCCGGCAGTCCTGGGGCGCGCCGAGCAAGATCAATACGTCGATCGGCAGCTATGGCCGGCACGAGCAATGGGTGTATGACCGGGGGCGCAGTCTGACGCAGTATGTGTATGTGCAAAACGGCTTGGTGACAAGCCTGCAGACCCCGGAGTAGCGCCGGATTACCGGGCTGGCAGCCCCGCCGCCAGTGCAGCGCAGGCCAGGGCCGCCAGCCGGCTCGGGCCGGTGACGAGCCATCGTTTGTAGGTAGCCAGGCTCACGCCCATGGCCACGGCCGCCTGCTGCTGGGTCAGGCCCATGGCGGCCTGCCAGCTGCGGAGCTGGTCGGCGGTCATGGGCTGCGCTCCAACCAGGTCCAGGCTACGCAGCGCTCAAAGTCTCCCATCCACGCCGATACGCCATGCTGCAATGCAAAGGCCGGATGCAGTGCCACGGCGCACCATGGCGTGCCGGGCGCCAGCAGATCGGCTTTGCTGCCGTACTGTGCGCACATCCACGCCCACAATTCGCCCGACTGGCGTGATCGGGTGGCCACGCCAAATGTCACCAGCGGCCCGTCGATTTGGTGGCCTACGTGGCACACCAGGCCGCCGCACTCGACGCCGGCTGACATCACAAACCCATCACGCGCGCCCAGCGGGCCGGGCAGCGGATACGGGTCGATGTACTCAATCGCGGCCTTGAGCCATGGGCCCAAGGCCTTGATCGTGTCATCAGACGCCTCGGCGCGCTCGCTGAGCCGGATGTGGCCTGTGCTGAGGGTGATGTGATTTAGGTACAAAGCAAAGCCCGCCGGAGCGGTGGGTTGGTTAGGAGGCGTATTGCAAGTCCCACACTGCTGCGGCCCAGCTTTGATCAATCGCCTTCAATGCGTCCGCGCGAGACTTGAAGCTCCCGAGCGCGCAATCCTCCCCGGTTCCGGTGCGAATGGTGTAGCGCCATGCACCGTCTTCCGAAACACGCTCAACTCCGAGACGAACGCGGCGCGACACTCGTTCATCGTTATTCTTGATAGTTGCCACCGTTTTCATTTTCAATCTCCTGCCTGCTACCGGAGGCGTCGGATGCAATCAATCTCGACTGCATGGCTGCAGTATATAGCTCATTTTGAGCCATTGCAATCTTTTTTTGAAAATATTTTTCGCTGCGATTCCCGCCCGCCTGGAGCCCCCAGGATGAGGCCGATCACCCCCGCCGGCCAGCTCCCGCTGCCAGCCAATAATTAAAAGGTTTTGCTTACCCGGCATCGCGCGCGCGCGGAAAAATGCAGGGCATGACCACCGACAACCGCTCCCTCATTGCCGTGCTCGCGCTCACTGCCGCTGGCCTGGTGGGCATTGCCGTGGATGAGGGCTACATCTCCAACGCGATGCCAGACCCGGTGAAGGGCGTGGCGGTGCCCACCATCGGCTTTGGCAGCACGGGCCGTGACATCACGATGCGCAGCACCACCACGCCGCCCAAGGCGCTGGCGCGGCTGCTCACCGACGTGCAGCATTTTGAGGGCGCGCTCAAGCAGTGCGTAACGGTGCCACTGCATCAATACGAGTACGACGCCTACGTAAATTTGGCCTACAACATCGGCAGGGGCAAGTCGGGCGTGGCAGACGGCTTTTGCGAGAGCAAGCGCGGCGGCCCGAGCACGCTCGTGCAGCGCCTCAATACCTACGACTACAAGGGCGCGTGCGATGCTATTTTGATGTGGCGCCGGGTAGGCAATGTGGACTGCTCCGCGCCCGGCAACAAGCAGTGCCGCGGCCTGTGGGAGCGCCGCCTGCGCCTGCACAAGCAGTGCCTGGGGCCGTCCGCCAATGCGCGCCCCGTCCCCGTCATTGCGAGCGAAGCGCGGCAATCCACGGAGATCGCCCAATGAGCAATTTCATCCCCCCGTGGCTGATTGCTGTGCTGGCTCTGGCCTGGGGCGCATGCGGTTTTTACGCCGGCCACCGCTACAGCGACAACGCCTGGCAGGCGCGCCAGGCCAAACAGGTACAGGCCCAGGCGCTGGCGCTGCAAGACGAGCAGGTACGCAGCCAGGCGGCAGCACGCCAGGCCATTGATGCGCAGCTGGCGCTTAAAAAAAGCTATACGGTTTTAAAGGAGAAGTTTGATGCATTCACAAGTCGAGGTCCTTTGGTGGTCTGGCGTAATGGGGCTAGCGCTGTTTGTGACACTGGTGCTGTGCCTGGTGGTGTGCCTGGTGGTGCTGTGGCGCCAGGACAGCCCCCCGGCCATGGCCCGGCGGGCAGCAGCAGTCCTGATGCTGGCGCTTATATCAGCCTTAGTGCTGGTGCTGTCTGGATGTGGAACAGCGCCCTCATCGGCGCCGATGCGCCTGTGGGTGCCTGCGGAGTTGCTGACCCCGCCAGCCCCGCCTGTGCTCTTGATGCCGGGCTCGGGCTTGAGGCCGCCTGGGCCAACCACGCCGCCAACGCTCAGGCTTGGGCCGCGGACCGGCTCAGGCATCAGCGCCTGATTGACTACATCAACGCAGCGCGGGGCACAACACCATGATCGTCGAACTCAACTTGAGCAACATCATTTTTCTAGCTATTGCCGGCATGGGCGGTTTGTGGGGGCTGATGAAGGTGATTGCCGTGCAGTACCGCAACGACATCAAGCGCGAGCTCAATGAGCATTTTCGCGTGCAGGACATCACCAGCACGGCGCAATACGACAAGCTCAATACGCGGCTTGACACGCTCGATGCCTCCGCTAAAGCCGATACCGGCCAATGGCAGCGGGTGGAGCGCGAGCTGCTCACGATGAAGGCCGACATGCCGATCCACTACGTGCGGCGTGAGGACTACATACGCGGCCAAAGTACGCTGGAGGCCAAGGTCGACGGCGTCGGCATGAAGCTCGAAAACGCCTTGTTGCGCGCCTCTGCATCCAAGCCCATTTTGTAACCAGGAGAAATCACATGACAGACATCGACCACGCCCGCCTGCGCCGCGAAGCCCTGCGCTGGCTGATTTTGCTCACGCTCAATAACGCCCGCCCGATCGGTGCCTATGAGGGTCTGGTACTGACTGTGGCGCAGAGCGAGTACCCCGACGCCACTGCGCTGGAGCTGCGGCGCGAGATGGACTACCTGCATGACCGCGAGCTCATCAAGCTCGACAAGCAGCCCAGCGGCCGCTGGCACGCCGAGCTGAGCCGCTTTGGCGTGGACGTGGCAGAGTACACCGTAAGCTGCGAGCCCGGCATTGCCCGGCCCGCAAAATATTGGTAAGCCCCATGGGCCGCAAAAGCACCATTGCCCGCCTGCCGCTGGAGGTCAAGGCCTATATCGAGGCGATGCTCGCCACCGGCGCGCAAACGCTCGACGAGTTGATAACCGACCTGCAGGCACGCTACCCTGCAGAAGCGCACGGCGGCATCTTGCCGAGCCGCAGCGCGCTGCATCGCTACGGCAGCAAGCTGGACCGCCGCCTGTCGGCTATCAAGGCCAGCACCGAGGCCGCAAAACTCATCCAGGCGCAGGCCGGCGACGACCAGGATGCACGCAGCGAGGCCCTGACCGCGCTGGTGCAAACCGAGCTGTTCGAGGCCATTTTGAGCCTGCAAGAAGCCGATGACCCCGAGGCTGATGCAGGTGACCGCGTGGCCATGCTCAGCAACGCGGCCAAAAATATTGCCACCTTGACCCGCTCCAGCATCGGCCTCAAGCAATTCCAGGCGCAGGCCCGCGCCCGCGCCAAAGCCGCCGCCGAAACCGTGGACAAGATCGCCAAAAGCGGCGGCTTGTCTGGCGAAGCGGCTGAGCAAATCAGGCGCGAAATTTTGGGGATTGCGGCATGAAATACATCGGCTGGTTTGTAGTGCTGATCTGGCTGACCGGAGCGGTTGGCCTGATTGATGTCAGCGTGTGCATCAAGGCGTTTGGCAAGTGCCCGCAAACAACATTGGAGAAAAAATGAAAACCGTAATCACAGTCGAGCAAGCCATCATCCAGGCTGGCGCAGACAAGGCCCCGCGCATCACGCCGGCAGACATCCAGGCTAACATTGCCAACGAGTACTACTTCACGGCGGCTGATGGCGTTTCGCCTTCCGTGGGCAAAATGGTTGATCGTTTCCTTGGGTGGAGACTGCCAACCGACTTCTGCCCTGACAACGGGATCAGCTTCAAACCAGAGAGCGATTACGAGCACCCGGAGCTTGGTCGCAAAAAGTACGAGCCGATCGGAACCAATCTGTTCCATGCGGAGCAGGCCAAAGAAATGTTTGAGCATGCAGTGGAGTACACCGATGTTCCGCAGGCACTACAACTCCTGACCTTCTGCGTGCTCGTGCTAAAAAACGGATTCACCGTGACAGGCGAATCTGCATGCGCCAGCCCGGAAAATTTCAATCCAGCTATCGGCCGCAAAATCGCCCGCGAGAATGCCATCGCCAAGGTCTGGCCGCTCATGGGCTACGAGCTGCGATGCAAGTTGGCCGACGCCTGATTTTTTGAATTGCAGCATGAGAAAAAACACCATCACACGCCGTGAAGCCATGCGCCGACACATGGCTGATTGCCCCTACAAAAGTGCGTTTGGCAGGGCGCTTTGGAGGGCGTTATTTTGACCACCTCCGCCGTCCCCTTCGACATCCAGAACACCGCCCCCAAGGCGGTGCCGGGGGCGGTGCTGCTGCCGTACCAGCAACGCTGGGTGTCGGATACATCACAAGTCAAAATCGTCGAGAAGTCGCGCCGCATCGGCATCAGCTACGCCGAGGCGGCAGACGATGTGTTGTGGGCTGCCGAGGAAGCGGGGGCCAACGTCTACTACATTTCATACTCAAAAGAAATGACCCAGAGCTTCATTCAGGACTGTGCGATGTGGGCCAAGGCCTTCAACCGCGCAGCCAGCGAAATTGAAGAATCGGTGCTGCAAGAAGAGGACAAGCAAATCCTCACGTACACCATCAAATTCGACAGCGGCCACATCATCCAGACATTCACGAGCAGCCCGCGCAACTTGCGCTCCAAGGGCCGCCCAGGCGAGCGGCTGGTGGTGGATGAGGCTGCGTTCCTGGACGACATCAAAGCGGTACTCAAGGCTGCCATGGCCATGACGATGTGGGGCGGCAAGATTCGCATCATCAGCACGCACAACGGCGAAGAGAACCCGTTTAACGAACTGGTCAACGACGTGCGCTCTCGCCGCTATCGCTACAGCCTGCACCGCATCGACCTGGACGCCGCCCTGCGCGACGGCCTGTACCAGCGCATCTGCGCAGTCACCGGGCAGCGGTGGACGCAAGAGGGCGAGGTCCTATGGCGCGAGGATTTGGTCAACAACTATCGCCCAAATGAAGACGAAGAATTATTTTGTATCCCATCCCGAGGCGGCGGTGCATGGCTCTCGCGCGCGCTGATCGAGTCGCGCATGTCGGCCGACACGCCGGTGCTTCGCTGGGATTGCAAGCCCGGTTTTGAGCTGCTGCCAGACCACATCCGAAAGGCCGAAGCGAATGACTGGCTGAAGGCACAAATGTTACCCCTGCTCGAAAAATTACCGGGCACCGCCATCAGTTTTGACGGCGAAGATTTCGGCCGCTCCGGTGACCTCAGCGTGCACGTACCGCTGTTGCAACATCAGAACCTGGTGCGCCAGGTGCCGTTTGTCGTAGAGCTGCGCAATGTGCCGTTTCGCCAGCAAGAGCAAATCGCTTTTTACCTACTCGACCGCCTGCCACGCTTTATGGGCGGCGCATTTGACGCCCGTGGCAACGGCCAGTTTTTAGCCGAGGTGGCCATGCAGCGCTATGGTGCCAGCCGCATCCAGCAAGTGATGCTGACTGAAAATTGGTACCGCGAGCACATGCCGCCAGTCAAGGCCGCGCTCGAAGACGGCACGCTCAATGGCCTGCCCAAAGATGCCGACATTTTGGCCGACTTGCGCGCGGTGCAAGTGGTGCGCGGCGTGCCCCGCATACCCGACACACGCAGCACGGGCGAGGACAAAGGCAAGCGCCATGGCGACGCCGCCGTGGCCGTGGCACTGGCCTACTTTGCCAGCCGCGAAATAAATCTTGGACCGGTCAAGGCGACGACGCGCGAAAGAAAAATGTCTGAGCACATCGGCGACATCAATCTGAATGGGTACTGACACCATGGCAACACGCAAGCTCTTATCAAACCACCTGGCCACCCGCGCCAACAGCCTCGACTTTTATGCCCTGGGCATGCTGCTGCCCAACCCGGACACCATCTTGCGCTCGCAGGGCAAAAACATCACCACTTACCGCGACATGCAGGTAGATGCGCTGATTGGCAGTTGCGTCACAAGGCGCAAGGCCAGTGTGCAGGCGCTTGACTTTGGCCTGGACCGTGGCCAGGCCAGCAGCCGCCACGGCAAGGCGGTGCAGGCCATGCTGGACGCGCTGCCGCTGACCACCATCATTGAGCAAATGCAGGACGCCGTGCTGTATGGCTACCAGCCCATGGAGGTGATCTGGGGCCAGTCCGGCGGACTTTTTGTGCCGGTGGATGTGCAAGCCAAACCGCCCGAGTGGTTTTGCTTTGACACCGCCAACATGCTGCGCTTCAAAAGCCGCACGCATCCGCTTTTTGGCGAAGAGGACCCTGGCAAAAAATACCTGCTGCCACGGCAAAGCCCAAGCTACCAAAACCCTTATGGCATTGCCTCTTTGAGCATGTGCTACTGGCCGTTGGTATTCAAAAAAGGCGGGCTCAAATTCTGGCTGGCATTTACCGAAAAATTTGGCAGCGCCTTCAGCGTGGGCAAACTCCCGCGCAGCGCGACCGATGCCGAGCGCGCCGCGCTGCTCGACAGCCTGGAGGCGCTGATACAAGACGGCGTGGCCACGATCCCCGACGACGGCAGCATCGAGCTCGTCGAGATGGCCGGCAAAAGCGCCAGCGCCGACCTGTATGCCAAGCTGGTGGAGTTTTGCAGTGCCGAAATTACCATTGCGCTGCTGGGCCAAAACCAAACCACCCAGGCCAGCGCCAACTTAGCCAGCGCCACCGCAGGCATGGAGGTGACAAAAGACCTGCGCGATGCCGACGCGCGCATCATTGCCGCCAGCATCAACCAGCTCATCAAGTGGGTATGCGAGCTTAATTTTGGCGACGTGCCAACGCCTGTTTTCAGCTTTTGGGATCAAAAAGAGCAGGATGAGCTACAGGCCACCCGCGACAAAAGCAACTACGACGCCGGCGCGCGTTTTACCAATGCCTACTGGCAGCGCGGCTACGGCTACCAGGCGGGCGACTTGCAGCCAGAGCCTGTCGCCGCCCCCGTCATTGCGAGCGCAGCGCGGCAATCCACTGACCCCAATAC